CTTACCTTGTTAAAGAATTAGAAAGAAGAGGTTTTACGATAACTAAAAACAAATAACAATGACACAAACTCAATTTAAAAAATACACCCCACTATGAAACAAGAACAAGTAACAATTAAAGCCGTGTGTCGTGGTCGTTATGCTACCCTGCCTCGACGCATGCACCCAGGCGATGCAGGCTTTGACTTGGTGGCAAACTCTCGACAAATGGACATTGAGAACAACTGCTATGTCTACGGCACTGGGCTTCGTGTTGAAATTCCTCGAGGTTACGCAATGTTCATCTTTCCTCGCTCGTCGTGTTACAAGCATGCAGCATTGATGGCGAATTGCGTAGCTGTGATAGATTCGGGCTACCGTGGCGAGATTCACATCGTGTTTAAGGGGCTGACCTCTTGCTACAAACTTGGCGATAGGATAGCACAAGCCGTGGTTATGCCCGTGCCCGAGGTGTGTTACCAACAGGTGGAAGCGCTTGGCGAAGGCGACCGAGGTGAAGACGGATTAGGTAGTACAGGTGTTTAATTTAATAACTAAGTAATTATGAACATTGCAGAAATTTTGAAGAAATGCCCGAAAGGGATGAAGTTGTATAGCTCACTTTACGGAGAAGTTGAACTCGTAAAAGTTAAGGATAACACTATATATCCAATAGTGGTTTCTTGCCTTGAATTTGAAAATTATATAATGAAATTTGACAAGGATGGGAAAAACATGACTGCGCATAAAGAGCCTACGCTCTTCCCATCAAAGACACAACGCGATTGGAGCAAGTTCAGTGTGATTGGCCAAAAGCTCGACCAAGTTAATGACCAAGAAACCAAACATCAGTTCAAGCCATTCGATAAGGTGCTTGTGCGAGATTTAGACAGCGAGAGGTGGCGATGCGACTTTTTCGAGCAACAAGAAGAAAAAGAAGGCTTCAATGTGAGGTGCTTCCGTGGCGTATGGTGTCAGTGCATCCCCTACGAGGGCAACGAACATCTATTAGGAACCACAAACAAACCCGAAAAATGAAGCCGAGAAAGTACAGAATAAAAAAGTATGAGCGCGAGGATGTGGACGCTTGGCTGAACACACAATACATGGATGTTGCCCCACGAATCAACGTCTACGCAGTGCAAATGCGCGTGATGTGGTTTTGGGTAACCATCAAAGAGTTTAATGACGATTCAGATTGGGTGGGCTATTCGCGTGCTCAAAACCTCATGGAGAACTCAACAAAGAAACATTATAAACCCCACAAACAAAAAAGATTATGGTAATAGACATTAAAAAATGCGATCTTCGCACAGCAACTCCCAACGACTTTAAAGGCGAAATTGGAGAAATTGTTCAAAGTTTAGAAAACTATGTGAACAAAGACCTCGAGAAACGTCGCGTGTTGGTCTTCATCGAAGACGACAGCACAAAAACTGACACAGACTTGAGCAGCCATTTTAGCTCAATGGGATGGAACCTAACACGCGAATCTGCCACAAATTGGTTGGTAGGTGCAGCGTTGAATAATCCCGAATTTTGCTTAAGCTTGTTAGATGCCTTCGACGAACTACGCAAAGTTGTATGCTGGGAGTTTCCCCAGGAGTTTAAACGGCTCAGACAATACGACGGTAAAACCATTCGCACAGAGTTTGCGAAGTTGGTAAAGAAACTAGCTGAAAAGATGAGTTGATTGATTTGATTAGGATTAATTGTTTAAGTGTGCCCTGTGCGGTCCGTGAGGATAGCACGGGGCTTTTTTTATGTGTAAACTCAAAAAAAAAGGGAAAAAAATTGCGCAATATCGATTTGTTTATTATCTTTGCAATGTCTTAAAAATCAAAGACAATGGGTTTCGCAGACAACAGTCTAAAGGACTGGGAGGATATTCTGAACAAATTCAGATACCTCTTCCGAAACGAGAAGACTCTGCTTAGCAGCGGAAGACTTACCGAATCGGAATTTCTTGAAGAATTCTTCTTTGCAGTGTTCGACGCAATCGAGAAGTATTCAGAAAAGGAATGAAAGTAAATTAGGGCGTCCTGCCTTGCTCCACGGATGTGGGGTAGGACTTCCCTTTTTACTAAAAGGTTTGCGAAATCTTTTTTAGAAACTCAGTTTAAATATCTATAATATGAAGGAAGAAATCAGACGTAAATTAGAGGAGAGTTACGCCGTGATAAACGACAAAGACCCCAATCTAAGCACCAAACTCTTAGACGAGGCATTTGCCATGGCCAACACTCCCGAAGAAGAGCGAGAAGCAGCACTTTACGTCCGTACGATGTTAAAGCGTGGTCGTAAACGCGACGATGTAGACATTTCCTCATTATTGGCCGATGTGCGAGATGCGGTGTCGATGTCGTATATTTCTCAAAGGTTTTTTGGCAAAGAGCGTTCATGGCTTTCGCAAAGATTAAATGGAAGCATAGTGAATGGCAAACCCGCTGCATTTACAACAGAAGAACTCAAAATGCTTTCCGACTCGTTTAAGACGTTAGGTAGCAAAATGATAAGTGTCTCAAGCGAAATCCATAAAAGCATCTGACACTGTGCTTGAGAGCCCCCACGAGTTGGGGGCTTTTTTGTACCCCAACAAGTAATTAGGAGGGGTGTTTTTTTTAGAAAAAAAGAAGAAAAGCCCCAATTCTGTGCAACTTTCTCTCACGACCCCTTATTTCTTGTCTACATTCACTACATTTTACTACAATGTTATAAATAATTGATTATTAAGGAGTTATGAAATGCGGAGGAGGGCAAAAAACTCACTACATTTGACTACAACTGACTACAACGAAAGTTGCTCTGACTACAATGTAGTGGGGTTGTAGTGACGTAAGTTGTTGAAAATCAAGCATGTAGTATTGTAGTCAGTGCGATAACGAAAAAAACTACGCGTGTGCGAGAAAGATGCTGTTTGGGTGAGTAGGGCTGTTTACCCCTATAAACCCTGAATGGCGAGCGCTGCATGATGTGTTTTTAGGCATAGCGCATGCAGTGCGTTTGCTCGCTATGGTTTTGGGTAAGGATTATTGCAAATGTATTTGTGTTTATTGTATTTGAAGTGTTTTTTGTAAATTTGTGTGCGTATACATCCTTTTACTTATTCAGCTAAAATCTTTTTTATTGATGAAAGACATTACCGTGCTATTACGTCTTGAACCTTATCTGCGCCAATGGCTTACTCACGCATTTGGCGAGCCTGTTCGGTTTCCTGCTCAAAGCTACGAAAACCACTTGTTGCTGCGTTTGGTGCAGCGTGTGCCTCATGCGTCGACTATCGCAAACGAAGATAAAAACTCACATAAATGCGTTAGGGTGGTCATTCCCGACAGTGCGCATCGCCGTCCCGAATACTACCACCACCTATCGCGCCGTGCCAATGCCAAGATGTGTGCAGCCTTAGTTAGCCTGTTTCGCATCCACCTATGGAGCGATATTGCGCCCAAGATACATGCCGATGGACTGAACCGAGCTATCGACGACTGGTGCCAGAGTCAGGGCATAGACATAGACTATCGCGAAGGCGTGCGCCAAAAGTTTTACCGCATGCGCAGATCGTATGAGACCTATGGCATAATTTTAGGTAAAAAACACTGCCATAAGGTCGGTAAAAAATGAACAAACAAAATAAACATATTTATGGAAGTATTTTTTAACCGCATGCAGCGCGAGGTGTGTGCCATCGATGCGCACACCAACGTGATAGTGGCAGGTCGAGGCACAGGCAAGAGCGTGCTGCATGCTTGGATAAATCTGCGCAACTTTCAGCAGATGCCACGCAGCACAACTGCCTTTGTTACCCCTACCGCCATACGTGCCAAAACCAACACCTTACCATCGATGTTCCAACATTGGGAGGATTGGGGCTACCATCGGGGTGTGCATTGGGACATTGGTCACCGTCCACCGCGCGCCCTTGGTTGGCCCGATCCCATTGTGGTGCCCGATAATTGGGAAAACGTCATCTCGTTCTACACGGGAGCCATTGGTCAGATAATCAGTCAAGACCGCGTGGGCACAAGTAATTCAAAGAGTTTCGACTACATCGACATAGACGAAGCCAAGTTTGTAAACTTTGAGCGCCTTAAAGACGAAACCTTCCCTGCTAACCGCGGACAGCAGCGCGAGTTTGGCGACTTGCCCTTTCACCACGGCATGCTCGTTACAAGCGATATGCCCGTGACCAAAACAGGATCGTGGTTTATGCGCTACGAAAAAGACCTCGACCCTGAACTCATTAGCACCATAGAAGCCCTAACAGCCGAAGAACTCTCGGTGAGTTGGCGCATTGCGCAAGGCGATACAACCCCATACTTGCCTCGCAAACTTGCCGAGGTGCAACGTGTGCTCAGCACCTTGCGCAAGCATGCTACACTATTTAGGCGCTACTCCTCGCTCACCAACATCGAGGTGCTTGGCGAGGCATGGATTAAACAAATGCGTCGCGACTTGCCCCCAATGGTGTTTCGCACCAGCATTCTGTGTCAGTCTGTGAGCATACTGAAGGATGGCTTCTACTCGTCGATGCAACCGCGCAACAAGTATACAGCCACCGACCATAGCAAACTCGATGCCCTAGGCTACGACTTTAAAGCCATAGGCACAGCTGCCAACACCTGCAGACTCGACTCCGACCTTATTGCCACTCACCCCCTCATCATAGCCTTCGACTTTAACGCCAACATCAACTGGCTTGTGTGCGGACAGGTAGACGAGGACCGACGAAGGCTCAATGTGGTGAAGAGCTTCTACGTGAAGTACGAGCGCAAGTTGCCCGAACTCGTGGCAGACTTTTGCCAATATTACGCACCCTTCCCACTGCACGAAGTGATTTTTTATTACGATTCAACGGCTTTAGGGTCTAACTATGCGGTGAACGATCAAGACTTTCAGTGGGTGATTACGCATGAGTTGCAAAAGCACGGATGGCGTGTGCGCCCTGTGTATATAGGTGCCCCTATGCGCCACATGGAGAAGTACACACTCATTAACCGAGGCTTTGCAGGTCAAGCCCGATTGGTGCCCTACTTTAACGAGGCGCAGAACCAAGACCTATTGGTGTCGGTTCAAACCGCAGGCGTGTATAATGGCAAGAAGGATAAGCGAGGCGAGAAGTTGGCAGAGACCGAGGAGGACAAACTTGAGAGTCGTACGGATGGTAGCGATGCCTTCGATACCCTTTACATCGGTTGCGAGCGATTCCCACAACAAGCTTTTGTGTTACGAGTGACAGGCGGTGGATAACAGAGGTAGTGCATATTCCGCTAAAAAAAAGAGGGGGTGGCCCCCCCGGGGGGGCAGGGCGTTGGTGGGTGGGAAAGGTGTGACACCGCACATTTTTAGCCTTCGGCTCATGTCGAGATGCGTAAAAATGGGGAGAGTGAAGAAACTTAGGGTGGAAAAACTGAAGTAGGGTTTTGGGGGCGGTATTTGGGCGGTTTTGGGGCGGTATTTGGGTGGTATTTGGGTGGTTTTTTGGCGGTATTTGGGTGGTATTTGGGCGGTTTTTTGGTGGTATTTGAGTGGCTTTTGGGTGGCTTTGAAATGGCCTCGAAATGGTATCTGTATTTCTTCGGAATGGTATCGGAATGGTATCGGAATGACTTCGGGGTGTTTTTGGGGTGTTTTTGGGGTGGTTTCGGGTGTGGTTTCGGGTGTGGTTTTGGGTGTGTGTTTGGGGTGTGGTTTTGGGTGTGTTTTTTTTTGTGTGTTTTTTTGTGTGTTTGGGTGTGTGGCGGGGTGTGTTTGTGGGGTGGGGGGTGTGTTTGGGTGTCTTTTTATTTTTTTAGTTAAAGGTGTATCTTCGCCCTTGCAACATGCCACGTAGGGTGTTGTTACGAAAAAAAGGATATGGCACGAAATTATAACATAGACATTGACTCTTACATTGGGTATCCTATATCGAAGGGGTATGTGAAGAGCAAGCTTGAGCCGTTGAAGGGGAAGCCTTGCACGGTTCGCATTAACTCGTATGGGGGGGATGTGATGACGGCACTTGATATTCGCCAACAGTTTTTGGACCATGGGGATGTGACGGCTTACATTGTGGGCATGACTGCGAGTGCAGCCACGATTCTCGCCATGGGCGCTAAGAAGGTGGTGATGAGCCGTTATGCACTGATGCTTGTACACCAGGCTTCGGGCTTTAGTGAGACTTGGGGGTATTACAACAAGGAGCAACTTGAAAGCAAGATTGCAGAACTTAGAAAGAACCAGGTGAAGCTTGACACGATTGACCGCGTGATTGCTTCGATTTATGCGGTGCGCAGTAAACGCGAAGCTAAGGAAATGGCTGAGTTGATGAGCGAAGAACGATGGATCACTGCAGAAGAGGCTTTGGAGTATGGGTTGATTGATGAGATTGACCCCGACGAAGAAGAACAGCAACCCGAGGGCTTGAGTGCTTCGGCTCGCGAACATTTGGTGGCTTGTGGTTTTCCCTTGCCCGTTCGCGTTCGACACGAGGGTGTTGTACCCACACTCACTCCCGATGCTACAGCCAATGGGGTAGACACCGATTCGGCACTCAACAAGGTGGTAGGCTTTTTGCGCTCGCTGTTTGGCCCCATGCACACCGAAAGCACCGCCGAAAACGACACCGAAAACACAACAAACAATAAAAACGAAATGAACAAGAAGACAACGACGGTTGCGCTAACTTTGCTTTGCGCTACTCTTGGTTTGGAAAACTTAACAGCTGCTGAAGATGGCAGTGTTACCCTTAGTAAGGAACAACTAAATGCTGTGGAGGGTGCTCTTGCTGCATTTAAGAGTGAGAAGGAAGCAGCCGAAGCCAAGGTGAAAGAACTTGGTGCGCTCGATGGCGACACTACAGGCAAGGCAAGTCCTACAGCCGAAGCCGACGACAACACCCTTGCAGGTGCCGAGGCAATGAACTTTTACAACAAATTTAAGTCGATTATTTAACGACCAAAAACGAAAACTATTCAGAACATGGCAAATACAATCACTACAGTGGACGCATTGCAGAAGAGCGCCACAAAGTATGAAAAAGACCTTTTGATTATGCCTGTCACTGCTGCTCAAGCCACTTTGCAGCACATGCAGGGCATTCCAGGTTTGACAGGCAACATTGTGCTTGGTCAACTCGATGGTGAGGCAGAACTTGGTCCTTACAAAAACACACGTAAGGCCGAAGGCAACTTTACCATTGCTCCGCGCGAGCTTGAGTTGTTCTTGGGCAACTGTGCCTACGGCTTCGACCCTAACGAAGTGTGGGGCACCATTTATGGCTCGCTCGTGACTCAGGGCGAGGGCTTGAAGGGAGTTGATATAAACAAGAGCATCTTGATGCTTGTGGCTGGCAAATTGGGCCGAAAACTCAATATGGCCATTTGGAACGCTAAGCGCAATGCCAATGGCGACTCCACCAAAGACCTCTTTAATGGTTTCGACACCATTACCGACAGTGAGAAGACAGGAGGTAACCTCTCAGTTGAGAAGGGCAACTACATGGAACTTACCGAAGCCATTACAAGCGCCAATGCAGTAGACACGTTTAACTCCATCTTCGATGCTGCTAACGACGAGTTGAAGGGTCAGCAAGTAAAGATTTATTGCTCGAAAGAACAATACATGGCTTATAACCGCAACTACCAAATGTTGCATGGTGCTTTGCCCTATAACCAAGAGTTTAAGAAGACCTTCCTTGAAGGTACCGACAACCTTTGGGAGTTCTGCCCCTTGGCATCGAAGAAAGGCTCGCCTTACATCCACATTGCTCCGAAGAACAACATGGCATACGGCTATGGCGCGGGCGAGAACCCCGCCGAGAAGTTGGCGATCGAGAAGTACGACTCATGGAAGTTGACCCTCGAAGCAGCTATGGCATTTGGTGTGCAGTTTAAGACCCTTAGCCCCGAAATGTTGCTGGTGGCAAAGTTGAAGGTAGGCGAAGTATAAACCAAAAATAAAAAACAGATATGGCAGAAAATTTGAATCCATGCCCTGCAGGGGCTCCTTATGATAGTTTGCGCTTTTGCCAAGGTCAGCGTGTGATTCCTGGCATTCGCAATAAGGTATATTACATTGCTAAGCGCGACATTGTGAAGTGGCCCACTTTGCCCGACGTGTCGGCTACAGGCACTACGCTGAAAACAGCTGCGGTGTATGTGGGCGACTTTACGCTTGCTGCAAGCAAAAAGTGGAAGAGCATAGACCTTGCCTTGAACAAGGGCAACTTGGAGTGGGAAACACAGGGTGAGCAACCCTCGTGCACAGTGCTTAACAAAATCACTCTTTCATATCCTGGTACCAGTGCCGAAGCTGCAGCCTTCTGTGGCATGGCTATGAACGACGATATTGTGTACCTTGTGCAACAGCGCGATGGTCAGTATCGCGTGTTGGGTAACGAGATGTTTAACACCGTGACCAAACCCAAGGGTAGCACAGGCGAAGGTTCGAGCACCAATGGTGGCACCGACTTAGAGATTGAGTCGACCGATATCTATCCTGCACCCTTCTATGCGGGCAAGATTGATACCGACGAAGGTGTAATTAACGAGACCGAGAAATGATCGATCAAATAAAAACCTACTTAAATGCGCCCGCTGCCGAACGCGATGTGGCTGCGGGCGCATTGCTTTTGCTCAAGTTGAACCGCAACCGTGTGCTTTATAATGGTGCTTGCATTGCGCCCAAGCGTTATGCGCCAGTGATTGAGCATGAGTTGAAAAAGCACTTGCGCATTTTGCTCGATGGGCAGACCGCGCAAGGCATTGTGGAGATGGAGCACGAGGTGGTTCCTGTGGCAAAAGAGAGTTTAGACGAGGGCGCTCCTGTGGTGAGCACCGATGTTGACCATCCAGAGGGCACATACCGAGGATGTAGGGCTGATCACAACGAACTGCCCGAAGAGATCCGTGCGCTGTACGAGAAGAATGGGGAGATTTACTTTAAGATGAAGCAGACGTTTGAAACGCTGAAGACTCTTGAAGATGCTGCTCCTTGCGACCGCTACGAGCGCTTGAAGGTGCTTAAGAGCTTGGACGAACAGTATAGGCGCAACTGGAAGAAGTATGATGAGTTTAAAAGATAGACCGGGCTAGATTTACTAGAGGAACTAGATTTACTAGAAGGGCTAGAGGGACTTGAACTTTTTAAAAAAAAGAATGAAGGCTGAATTTGTGGAGAGGGCGCAACGCTATTTGCTTGCTTCGGTTGAGGAGATGCGGGAGGCAAAGTTGGCTCCAGCTGTGCAACAGCGGATGTTGCGACTGCGCGAGTTGTATGCCTATTGGTTGCAGAACCCTCGGTTGGTGGATAAGGATATTGTGGGTGAGCTACAACGACGTCATGGGATTGGCGTGTCGCAAGCCTACGAGGATGTGCGCATCATAAAGATTTGCTTGGGCAACTTGGGACGCTTGACGCGCGATTACGACCGCTACCTGTTTCGTTGCAGATGTGAGGAAGGTTGGCAGATGGCACGAGAGCAAGAAGATGCGAAAGCCTTTGCTGCGGTTACTGCCACCTACCTAAAGGGCACGCAACTCGACAAGGAAGAGCATAATGCCCCCGACTATTCAGTGATTGTGCCACAACGCTTCACCATTAGTGCAGATCCGAGTGTGGCAGGCTTTAAGGTGGTGCCTGGAATCTTAGAGAAGGCAAAGAAACTCGAGGCTCGCTATGTGCAGGAGGTAGAAGAACAACTGACAGAAGAGTTTGACGACAGCGAGACAAAAACTCAAAAACACGAGGACTAAATAATGCGCTATATACACAAAATAGAGAAGGTGGCTGCAAAGCACTTGCGTTTGTTGCAAGTGATGCCCGATGGTGTGCATGCTTTCATGGCAGCGTATGTGCCGTGGCAGGTGGTTCCGATTGTGGGCTTAGCAGCGCTCGAGGTGAGCGATGAGAATGTAGATGGTGTGCGCACGTATGCCTCGAAACTCACAGCTACGCTCAAAGAACGCCCCTTGCCCGATGCAGAACCTATGGCATACAGACTGACGCAGACCGATGGACGACGGTGGCTGCTTGGTTGTGCCGATCGCCCTTTGCCCCTTACCACCATCACGGACACACATCCCGACCGTGCAGCCGAGAAATGTGCTTGTACGCTGATGGTGAATGTGGGGCGCACTCCTTTTTTGCTAAACCCTTAGAATTAACTTTATGACTACTGAAGAAATAAGAAAAGCAGCTGCTGTGGTTCGGGATGAGGAAACGGCAAATGCGAATACTGCAACGCGTGTGGGCGGTGTATTGGTGGATCTTTGTGATGCGATAGATGTTGCGAGTGGTGAAGCAGCTGCTGCAAATGGTGCTACGAACCAGGTAGTGGCTGCACACACCCAATATATTGATGTGCTTAAACCTTGGTTGAGGGGTTCGTTGGGTCACTTTGCCACGAGTGAGGCTTTTAATATTTACTTGGACGGATTGAGTTATGACACCTTGAAGAGTGGGCGTTATGTGGCGTATTTAGGTGGTGTGCCCTTCTTTGTGACCTTCTCTGTGCTCTATGCCAAAGATCAGATTTCGGCAATATGGGTTGAGGGTAGCTTGATGGTGCGCAAGGGCGCAATTAGCTCGAACACAGGCGAGGGTGTGACCATTGCTTATCGCTATTACAAGAATGGAGCATGGGAAGCGTGGAAAACCATTTATGATGATTTGAATGGTGTGGTAGCTTCGCAAGGTTCGCGTATTAGCACTTTGGAGGGTAAGATGCCCTCGGTGCAGACTTCTGCGAATGGCACAACTAAGAACTACATTTATTCAGCAAGTGGTGACGAGATGCACACGGCATTGAGTTGCAAGATATGGATGTATACGCACACTGATGGTAATTTGTTTTTGCGCTTTAAGCATTGGGGGGCTAACAATGACACCAATCAGAGCAATTATAGCCAGGTAATGCTAAGCAATGCTTGGACAGGTGGAAATGGCATTTTGCGAAAGGATGTGTATTCGCGTTTGGATAGTTTTTCGCTCCGTGAAGAAAACTCTACAGCCGATGCGGTGAGAATTGTAACTCCTATATTCACTACGGGTGGCGCACGTATTTTTGATATTTCTAAGGCAACTACTGCTAAGGCAGGTGTGATGACAGCGGAGGATAAGAAAAATCTTGATAATCTTACTGCTTATGCGCGCGACCTTGGTAACTTTGAATCAGAGGAACAAGCACTTGATGCCCTTAAAGATATTGAAATATCAGGCAACTCTAAAATTGTGCATGTGCATTGTACGTATGCGAATGGTGCGATGAGCATTACAATGATGCAGAATGTAGAAAATGATTATACAAGACAAATTATTTTCAATAAATCGAAGGTTTTCCAACGTGCTATCTATTTCACGAATAGTACTCGACAAGAAATAAGTCATGCAGAAGATTGGGGCTTCCTTTTTGGTGATAGATTGCACTGGGATAGCTCAAAACGCAAATATCTTCTAAGTCAATTTGGTGATACATTTAATAGTGATTACACGGATGAAATACCTCTTGCTACATCAAGCAATGACGGGTTGATGTCAGCTGCACAAGCCGAAAAAATTAAAAGTCTTGAGGATAGAATTGCAGCTTTAGAAGCTAAATAATGAGAAAGAGAGAGGGAAAGTATGATTAAGACGGTATCGACGAGTGAGGCGAACCCCGTGCTGACTGCGAGTGGAGCGGTAATAGGCGGAACATTCTACACCGAGTTACTGCAAGTCTTATTTGATTTAAGATGGGCGGTGTTGTTTATTATCGTGATGGTCTTTACTGACTTTTGGAGCGGTCTTACAGCAAGCGTTAAGGTACGCAAGGAAGATTTTCGTTTGTCGCGAGCTTTGCGGAGAACGATTTGCAAGTTCCTTGAATACGTAAACTTTATAATCTTTGGGTTACTGCTTGCCAAGGCTACGTTAGAGCCATTTGGAATAGGTTCTGACACAACAGGAGGAGCAATCGGTGCAGCTGCAGCATTGCTGATAGAGTTTGACAGCATCTATGGGCATGTGTGCGACATTCATGGCATAAAGAAGCGTTTTTCGTTGAAACGGCTTTTTGTGGCTTACTTGAAACGAAAGAACGCGGATGTTGGGGAGGCTGTGGAAGAAGTGATGAATGAGAAGGATGGCGATGAGAGAAAGGGGTAAACGAAAAAAACAGCCACACGGCAAACTCGTGTAGCTGTTAGGTGTTCTAATAAATCTTTATTCGGAAATGGCTAAAAGTTTGCAGCCCTTTCAGAGTTGAGCACAAAGGTAACAAAAAAAGTTTCAAAAAAGGAAAGAGTTTAACAAGAAAAACTTAAAAGATTATGGCAACTTTATATCCTGAGAAAGTGAAGTATATTATTGTGCATTGCTCGGCTACGGCAGAGGGTAAGGATTTTTGCGCAAAGGACATAGACCGTTGGCATCGTGCTAAGGGTTGGGACGGTATAGGGTATCACTATGTGGTGAAACTTGATGGCACCGTGGAGAAAGGACGCGATGAAACTAAAGTGGGCGCTCATTGTGCTGGCGTGAATGGCATTAGCCTTGGGGTGTGCTATATTGGTGGACTCGCTGCGGACGGACGCACGCCTAAGGACACTCGAACCGTGGCACAGAAGGCTGCGCTGGTGGCTCTGGTGAAACGGTTGAAGAAGAAGTATCCGCACGCGCGTGTGGTGGGACACCATTACTTTAATAAGGGGAAGGCTTGCCCTTGCTTTGAGGCGGAGAAGGAGTTTTAATAGATGGCTAGATGGGCTAGATAGGCTAGATGAGCTAGATAGACTAGATTGGCTAGAGGGGCTAGATGGACTAGATGAGCTAGATAGAAGATTGATGGTATGCGTAATTTGATTTTTTTGTGGGCTTTGGTGTTGGTGTGCTCTTGTGCTACTCGGGTGGAGTATGTGCCTGTGGTGAGGGTGCAGACTGACACGCTGAAAGTGGCGGTGGCTCGTATAGACAGTGTGGTGAAGCATGATAGCGTGTTTGTGGTGCATGAGAAGCGGGGCGACTCGGTTTTTGTGACACAAACCAAGGTGGTGACAAACGACCGCTTGCGTGTGCGCCATGACACGGTGTATAAGGTGAAAGTAGACACGCTGCGCTTGCCCGAAACTGTTAACACACGATGCCGACATCCTACCACCACACGAAAGGATTATTTGAACACGGTGCGTAAATGGTGCTTATGGATAGGTGCTTTGGCAATGGTGGTGTGGTTAGTTTGTAGATTTGGTAGGCTTAAAAAATAAAAAGGACTATGGCTGCGGTAATACAAAAATGGCGCGATGGGATGTTTCCGAGTGAACTCAACGTGATAGAGTTGGAGGAATGCGGTAAACAAGTAAAGGTGTTGCTAAAACTCGGAGACAAGAAAGTGTTTGAAGCTACACTCACTACGTTAAAAGGCAAGGTGAGAATGGAAAACCTGATGCCTTTGCTTCGCGACCAAACCACCGACCCAATAGACGGCGTGCAACCACAATATCTCAGCTTAAATGTAGACGGCAACAGCACAGATTTGGCAAGTTGCTTGCTTATTCCGTGTCGTGTGCGTGTGGCAGATGTTACAGCTATGCAGGTGGTGAATAATGCCTTTTTGACATTTGCAGGGAGAGAACCCAAACTTATACCCCAACAAGCGAAAGAAATGCTTTATTGGTATAAATTCAATGAGGATTTGAGCCAAGTGAAGGCTACTGCCAATGCCTGTTGGTGGAACGCTGAGACACAGCAAGTAGAGAACACCGAACAAAGACTTGAGGTAGCCGAAAATGTTGAAGGGGGGGTGTTCTATTTAGACGCTTCGCCCCAAATGCTCACTGCGCCCCGTGGCGATCACGCTGCGTGGGCATTGGTGAGCTATGAGGTGAAGGTGGGTGCTCGCACCATGCGCTACAGGCTGATGCCACAAGGCATGAACTTGGCGCCTGTGACGGGTATTCGCTATCGTAATGCACTCGGGGTGGATGATACGTTCTACTTCTTTGGTGCGGTGACAGAGAAACTTAAACCCACGTATAGCGCTGCGCAAATAGGAGGCGTTACTCGTAACTATCGCATAGAGGCACAAACGGAGTGGGAGGCACAAACAGGACCTATGACGCGTGGCATGGAACGCTTGTTGCACGATGTGGCGGTGGCACGTAGGGCTTGGCTGTTGGCTGATGGCGAGGAAATTACGCTGACGGGGTGTGAAATAAAGCAGAGTAATGAATGGGGCATAGCTCCTACAGCTGCTGTGAGCTGGCGCGAAGCAGGCGAGGGACAACGCTTGATGGCTCCGACGGGTGTGCGGACATTTGACGGGAGCTTTGACGAGGCTTTCTTGTAAGAGAACTAGATGGGCTAGACGGGCTAGATGGGCTAGAGGGACTAGACGAGCTAGACGGACTAGAGGGGCTAGAGGGGCTAGACGAGCTAGAGAGACTAGAAGGGCTGGCGCGATGATGGGAAATAAAAAAGTATAAAGAAAAAATGACAACTTCGGAGATTTTTGACATACCGCAGACACCGTTTCAGGCGGTGATGCAAGAGGTGGCGGACACAACCTCGGTTTTTGATTCGCCTGGGGGACGTTTGCATGTGCGACCTGTGCCTGGGTTTGAGCATGAGATGTATGTGCCTTATGGCGATGACAACCAATTGCCCTATGAACTGATTGCGTTGGTGGGGGGAGACGAGGTGACGGCACAGAATAAACTTTTTAATGTGCTGACTTGCTATGGGGCAGGACTGCGCATGGTGGATGCTGCATCGGGCGAGGTGACGCAAAATGCAGACGTGAAAAGTTGGTTGCGCCGTCAGTTTATGCCCAGGTATATGCTTGACCAAATGACGGACATGAAATATTTTTACTACTCGGTGTGCGTGATCATTTTGAACCGTGAGGGTACGCGCATTAACCGTTTGGTGCATAAGGAGGCTTGCTACTGCCGACTGGAGCAAGCGGATAAGCGTGGACGCATTGGGCATGTGTATTATGCAAATTGGCAGGACTACCAAGAAACGCTGTCGGGTGTGGAAAGAATAGAGTTGTTGGATCCTGACGACCCTTATGGGGACTTGTGCCAACGTATGGGGATTGACCCTGACACGCACGAGCCGAATGGGCGACCTAAACAGCGGTGCAGAAAGTTTGCGATGCTGATGCGTTTCCCGACGGCTGGGTGCCAATATTACCCCGTTCCTTACTGGAGTGCGGTGTTAAGGGGTGGATCGTATGACGAGAAGCGTTTGATTTCGACTGGTAAGCGTGCGAAGCTTAGAAACACGACGAGTGTGAAGTATCAGGTGGAGATTGAGCGTTCGTATTGGCAACGTATTTGCACTGAGGAGAACATTACGGACCCTGTGGAGATGCAGGAACGTGTGAAGCGTGAGAAGGAGAACATTAAGAACTTTGTGTGTGGTGTGGAGAACTCGGGCAAGGCTTGGATTAGTGGCTACTATGTGAACCCTGATGGGCACGAGGTGCGCGATATTCGCGTGACGAACATTGAGGGACAGAAGGAAGGTGGCGACTGGAACGAGGATGTGCAGGCTGCTGCGAACACGATTTGCTATGCTGACAATGTGCATCCTAACCTTGTGGGTGCTGTGCCTGGTAAGACGCAGACGAACAACTCGGGCTCGGATAAGCGAGAGTTGTTCACGATGAAGCAGGCTTTGGAGATTGCTTTTCATGATATGCTGCTTGTGCCCTTGCATGTGGTGTGCTGGTTTAATGGGTGGACGGATGTGGTGCCACAGATACCGATGATTCAGCTGACTACGCTGGATAAGCACAAGGATGCGGAGGTGGTGAAATAGATGGACTAGACGGGCTAGACGGACTAGAGGAGCTAGAAGGACTAGACGGGGTAGAGAGAGACTAAATTAAGAAAAGAGTTATGGTTGAAATAGATAAAAATACTTTTGAGCGGGTGGTGCCTGCTTTTAAAACGCCTACTGGTGAGGTGTTTAAGAAGGTGGAGCGGTTTGTGAAGGAGGCTGCTGCTGAATGGGACTCGGTGATGGTGGAGGGCGCTAAACTCTCGGCTGTTATTGAGGAGAAACTGAAGGTGGCAATTTGCTCGAGAGCTGCTTATAATGCTATGCCTCACTTGGACCTTGTGCTTACGCCTACGGGATTTGGCATTGTGAGTAACCAAAACACGGCTCCTGCATCGAAGGAACGTGTGGGGGCGTTGCGTGAACAGTTGCGCATAGATGCCAGCGAAATGGAAGACGATGTGATGGAGTATTTGGCCTGGCAGAACCTGATGGTGGATAGACAAATGCGGGTAAGAAACTTGCTTTGGACTGCGCGACTGATGGACCGCTATGGCATTAGACCGACTGACAATGTGCTTGAACGATTGTTTCAGCGCAATGTGTTGTGGCAAGCTCCTTACTTTTATGGCTATGGTACGAGAACTAAGGACTTGCGCAGAGTGTATAAGGAAGAGAGGCAGGAGCTTATGACGGCTATGCACGATGCGAACGCAAGACTTGTGGACGTGATTTCGCCTGAACTGAATGAGGCTTTGATAGCCTTTCAGTATGGTGGACTTAAGCCTGATGACACGATACTATACGCTATGTTGCTTGAAAATGCGCGTTATTTGCTTGCAGCCTACGTGATGCAACAGCCGACGGCTCACTTTGAGCGACAGCTGCTTGACATGCTAATGAAGCATGCTGCGGAGATTCCTGAATTTTATAATAGTAGGACTTATGAGGCCTACAAGGTGAAGGCTTATGAAAATGGGAAAGAAGATACTTGCTACTTCTTCTGCTAAAAATGGCGAGGTAGTGGTGGAACTGCCCAATGGGTGGAAGCAACTGACAGACGGACAACGACGCTATGTGTGTGACTTGCTGAGTGCTGAAACCTGGACGATGGACGAGGTGAAGGCGCTGCTGATTGTGAGACTTGGGGGTGCAAGGCTTAGGCAATGGCGTGGTGCAGATGGGCAAAAGGAATTGGCTATGCAGATAGCTGATGGCATGAGGTTGCTCGACTGGATGGATGCTCCACCTGATGAACCTTCGTTGCTTGGCGAGATTGATGGGTGCAAGGCTAAGGATGCTATGCTTTATGGTGTGGCGTTTAGGGACTATTTGGCAATAGAAAATTATTATCAAGGCTACTTGATGAGTAAGGATGATGCTGCGCTCGATGCGATGGGCAGTGTGATGTATGGCGGATTGCGCAAGGTATTTACACGTGGCGAACGCTATATGCTGTTGCTATGGATGGTTGGGCTTAAAGGGGCGTATGCTCGGATGTTTCCCCACCTTTTTAGCCAAACGGCAGAAGAGGGTGGGGAGGCTCCCGATCCGCGTGAGGTGATGTGTGCTGAGATTCGTGCGTTGACAGGTGGCGATATCACTAAGACTAAGGCGGTGCTTGATGCTGACACGATTGATGCACTGACAGAACTTGACGCGAAGGCACGGGAGAGCGAGGAACTAAATATTAAGTAATAAGTATTAAGTATTAAGTATTGATGGACGAACGCGAAAATAAACAGCCCTTTGACTTTGTGAGTTACATGGGGCAACTCGTGAATGAGAATAAATTGGCACAGAAGGAGGGTTTTGCGGTGACTACTTGCTCGGGGATTGAGCACCTGGAGGGTATGTTGGAGATGTACCAGACGGGGGCGAACTTTGTGTGTACGAGTGATGTGTGCCAAGAGAGTTTGTTCACTGCGAGCGGTGGATGGTTTAAGCGCAGGGTGTTCACTGTGTTTGTGTTGGCAAGGTATGCGTATGGCGATGGTGCGGACTATGCTGCGAAGATGGGGCTTTGCCGTGAGTTGTTCAGGCAGATGTGTGCGAGGTTTATTCGTGACAGTGAGGAATTGCAGACGCGGTTGCTTTACTTGAACACGGGGGATATTCGGAGTAATGAGTTGGGCGGTATGTTTTTGAATGGTTGCACGGGGCTTTATTTTATGCTGTCGATGGATGAGCCTACGGACTTGGTTTATAATGCGGAGGAATGGTTATGAAGATGCGTAAGATTTATTTGAAGGATGCGTTGCGACTGCTTGAGGATAAGGAGGCGCATGACTTGAAGGTGTGGAAGTTGAGCACTGGGGACATTTTGAGCTATAAGGGTGCTGTGTGCGTGGGTGGCTGGAACCGCGGTGGCACGCATAGGGTGAAGCTGCCTAAGAGTGCGCTGATTAGGGAGTTTCGGGATGTGACGCTGTTTGAGGTGGATGGTATGGAGGTGTATTGGTGATAGATGGGTAGATGGGCTAGACGGACTAGAAGGCTGGCGCGATGAATGGGGCTAGATGGGCTAGATTGACTAGAGGGACTAGAAGGGCTGGCGCTTGAGGGGCGATGAGCTTGAGGGCGCGACCGCGCGGGCTGGGACGATGAAGAGGCGCTCGGATGGAAAGGGCGAATGGTGGGGCGAATGGATGGTTTGTGTTAAAAAATAAAAAAATGCTTTGAATGATGGAGAATGGGCGTGAAAGGGCTGATGTGCTTTACTTGAAGGCTTGGCGGACTAAGATGGTGCAGATTTGGCAGGACCGATTGGACTTGCTTGGGGTGCATGATACGGGAGCTTTGAGACGTAGCGTGAAGGCTGGTGAACTGAATTTGCGCGACGCGGAGGCGGATATGGCTTTTAAGTTTTTGGAGTATGGCATTTATGTGGACTTGGGCGTTGGTAATGGTTATCGGCATGGGAATGGTGGTGACTTGGCGTTTTTGGGCAAGGCGTATAGGGCTGAACATCATTTGGGGAAGGCTCGTGAACGTAAGCCGTGGTTTAACAAGTCGTGGTACATCTCGGTGGAGGTGCTGAAGAATAGACTTGCTGAGATTTTGGGGGATGACTTTGCGGGGGCGTTTGACTCGCTGACGGATAAGGAAAGGGGGTGAAGAACTCCCTTTCTTTGTTCTTTTTGGAGTTAACGGTGTTACTTTTGGAAAAAAGGTTTGGATGATTGGATGGGAAGGAGTATATTTGCGGTATGAAATGGGTATTAACGATTTAAAATGAATGGTTATGTTTGAAATTATTGGTACTTTCGTGGTTTTGACTATTCTTTTCTTTGTGACAGGAGGGCATAAGAGAAGAAATGTTGGTAAATATTCAGAAGAAAGACAAAGGAAAAGATTTCGAGAAACGGGTAACAAGCGTTATCTGTATGATCGTGATTATGACTAATTGTTGTTTGTCTTTTTATGAGGCATAGAAATGTGTTACTTTTGGAGAAAATCTAAAAGTAACACATTTTTTTGTATATGAATAGCAATGACATTAAGACCGTGACGCTTGCGATAAACTCGGAGCAAGCGCAGCGCAAACTTGACGAGATTAACAAAAGGCTTGAGGAGGCACGTAAGAAGAAGTTGGAGGCTTTTGATCGTGGCGACGGTAAAGCTTTGCAGGCTTATGCGAAGGAGATTAAGAGTTTGGAGGCTCAAAGCGCACGTTTGCAGAGCCGTGCATCGACGGTGTCCCAGGTTTTGAGCAACTTGGATAAGGCGACTCCGCGCGAACTGAAGGCTACGATTAAGGAGATTAACCGAGAGTTGAACAGCGGAAGTGTGGAGCGTAACTCGGAACAATGGAAGGTGCTGACACGTGGACTGCAGGAAGCGAATGCAGAACTGAAAAAGATTAAAGACGAGCAGAAGACTGCGGAGAAAGACCTTGGAGGGGGCGGACTGAGCAAGAAAATATCTGACTGGGGTACTAATTGGAGTGGCGTGACCGTTATTCTTGATAGTGCCTTGAACAAACTGAGTGCAGCCAAAGAGTTTATGGAGCAGTTCGTGAATGAGTATGCTGAGATGGCTGAGCACGAGTCGGGTGTGGCAAAGTATACGGGGCTTGCTAAGGAGGATGTGGACGCGCTGAATGAAAGCTTTAAGCGTTTGGACACTCGTACACCGCGTGAGAAGTTGAATGATCTTGCTGCGGATGCTGGACGCTTGGGTATTCAGAGCAAGGAGGCCGTGCTTGATTTTGTGGAAGCTGCAGACCAAATAAATGTGGCTCTTGGCGAGGACTTGGGCGAGGACGCTGTGAAGAACATTGGTAAGTTGGCGCAAATGTTTGGTACTGACAAGACGATGGGACTGAAGCAAGCTATGTTGTCGACTGCAAGTGTGATTAACGAGTTGGCACAGAGTTCGAGCGCGAGTGAGGGGTACATTATGGAATTTACGAACCGCTTGGCAGGTGTGGGTAATCAGGCAGGAATGTCGCAAGCACAGTTGATGGGTCTTGCCTCGGTGATGGACCAAAACCAAGTGGCGGTGGAGAAAGGTGCTACGGCATTGCAGAATGTGTTGACGGCACTGTTTAAGGATCCTGCAAAGATGGCAAAGGCTGCAGGTCTTGAGGTGGAGGCATTCACCCAAAAACTTTCGGTGGATGCGAATGGTGCACTGTTGGAGTTTTTGCAAGCACTGAATAGTGCAGGAGGCATGGACAGACTGACGCCTATGCTCGCTGAGATGGGACTAAGCGGTGCTGGTGTGACGCAAACGCTCTCGACGCTTGCAGGAAAGCTGGGCGATGTGAAGGTGGCACAGACTGAGGCAGCAAGAGCCTTTGAGGAGGGCACATCGTGTACGAATGAAGCTGCGCAAGCAAACCATACGGCACAGGCAGAATTGGAGAAGGCACAGAAGAAGGTGAAGGACTTGCGTGTGGAACTTGGGCAAAGATTGTATCCTGTGTTTACGGGTATGAATAATGCTGTGGTGGCTGCTGCGCCTGTATTGAGACGTCTTATTAGTTTGCTTGGTGTGGTGGTGAAATTTGTGGGCGAGAATGCGCGTGCGATAGTGACAGCAACGGTGGCTGTGACAGCTTTTACGGCTGTGATGAAATTGCACTTGACGTGGCAAGCCATTTGCAGAGCATGGACGACGGCATGGACTGTTGTGACGAACATTCAGACTGCTGCGACGGTGGCTTTGACGGCTGCACAACATGCGCTGAATGTTGCGATAAAAGCCAATGGTTTTGCTGCACTTGCTTCGCTTATTTTATCGGCTGTGGCTGCGCTTGGTACTTGGCTTTTTATGAGCAATAGTGCGACGGAGGCTGAGGAGAAGAACACGAAGGCTAAGAAGGCGAACGCTTCGGCTATGGACGAACAACGCCGTAAGCAAGAATTGCTGAACGAAGTGAAGAAGGCGCAAGCTGACAGCACGAAGAAGGAGCGTGCACAGATTGAGATGTTGACGGGGATTATTCGTGATAACTCTGCGAGCATTGATGTTAGACGTGCTGCGATTGCTAAGTTGCAACAGATTGTGCCCGGGTATCATGCCTCGATTAGCTCGAGCGGTGTGTTGATTGAGAAGAACACCAAGGCGATTGATAAATATATTGCTCAGCTTGACCGTTTGGCTTTGGCGCAAGCTGTGTTTGAGAAGTTGCAGGAGAATGCGAAAAAGCAGATAGACATTGACAGAGCCATTGATGCTTGGAATAAGGCTATTGCTTATCGTGATAAGCAGATGAAGAAGCCTGGGCATGAGAGTCGCACTGCGGGGCCTGGTATGACCTTGACTTTTCCTGGCGGTAAGAAGGTGAAGAGTAACATTGAAGGTAACTTTACGAGAATTGAAGATGAGCGTATACAAAGAGAAAATAAGCGGAAATATAATTTTTATGTAGAACAAGGAAAGCAGATCCAAAAAGATAATCAATACCTACTTGGCTACTTGAAAAAGCATGGCGCCATGAGCGAATATACTAAAATAGTAGCAAATGGTGGTGTGACTTCTCCGTCGAGGGGTGTGCCGACGTTTAGCCCTACTGCAGGTGGCAAGGGAACAGGGGGAAGCCATGGTGGTGGAAATGGTGGCAGCCATGGTGAAACGGACTTAATGAAGAAGGAGCGTGAGAAGTTGGAGAAAGAGGCAGAAAAGCAGCGCTTGGTGGCAAAGACGCAGTATGATGCGGGACTTATTGACCATCGTGAATATTCAGCCCAAAAACTGGATATTGACGCGAAGCTTTATGCTGATGAACGCGACCTATACGACAAAAACTCTGATGAATGGGTGAAATTGGAGCAAAAACGACTTGATGTGAAGAATGAAACACGCAAGGAGAACCATGCTTGGAGCATCCACGAATTGGACGTGGAGGAGAAGGAAGAATTGGAGGTTGCTAAGAAGAATTATATTGACGGCACGGTGACGGAAGAACAGTATGAGAAGAAGAAAAGCGAGATAAAGCTGAACTACCTGAAGCGTCGTGCTGCGATGAGTAAACTTTATGGTCAAGAGGAGGCTGCTGCAAAGTATGAGAGCGAATATGACGAGGCGGTAGAGGCTGATGCTTTGCAGAGAAGAAAGGAATTTTGGCAGAAGGTGAGCAAAATGCGCGATGAGTATTTGGCTCTTGACTTGGAAAAGCAGAAGGCTGCGGAGTTGGCTTTTTTGGAGGAGTTGCACAATAAGCATGATGATGCTTTGCTGAGTGAGGAGGAGTATCAGAAGGCGAAGAAGGCGATTGAGGAAAAGTATAAGAAGAAAGCGGAGGATGAGAAAAATGGGAAAAGTGATGGAGACGGTAAATGGAAGATTAAGGACCCATTAGGCAGTTCGACGGACGCGTGGAGCCAGGGCGTAGAGAAGTTTGCACGGGTGTTGGCTTCGCTGAAAATGAAACTGAAAGATGGTGAGGCATCGTGGGAGGACTATGCTGCTGTGGGTGTGGCTTCGATTGCGATGCTATCGGCTGTTATGGACACGATGTCGCAAGTGTTCCAGGTGCAACAGCAAGAGGAAGAGGCTAAGGTGACGGCTAAGTATGATGCTGAGATTAAGGCTGCTGGGCAGAACTCTGCGAGGGGTAAGCAGTTGGAGGAACAGAAGCAAAAGGACTTGGCCAAGATTAAGAATAAGTATAACAAGAAGATGATGGCCGTGGAACTTGCTCAGGCTGTGGCGCAAACTGCGATGAATGCTATTATGGCTTATGGCTCGGTTGTGAAGATTCCGATTGTTGGTCCTGCCTTGGCTGTGGCTGCTGCAGCTGCTGCTACGGCTGCGGGTATGATTCAGATTGCTACGATTAAGAAGCAACATGCTGCGCAGAGTGAGGGCTACTATGAGGGTGGCTTTACGGGTGGTAACAGATGGCGACGCTCGGCTGGTGTGGTGCATGAGGGTGAGTTTGTGGCGAACCATGAGGCGGTGAGAAATCCGAATGTGTTGCCTGTGTTGCAGCTGATTGACCATGCGCAACGCACGAACCGCATTGCTAGGCTGACGGCTACGGACGTGAGTAGGGCTATTGCTGCTCCGCTTGCTACGTCGGCTAACACGGCAGCTACGGCGAGTGTGGCTGCTTTGCAGGTGGCTGACGGGGGAGCGAATGGCGCGACGAATGAGGTGTTGACGAGGCTGACGGAGCAGATAGACCAGGGCATTAAGGCTGTGGTGGTGATTGATGGGCCTGAGGGATTGGATAGACAATGGAGTAATTATAACAAAATGAAGAGACAATGATTAAATTGATAATAGACGGCAAGGAGGCTGTGATTAAGGCTGGAACGTCGTTTAAGTTGACGCGCATGAATCCTTATTTTGAGGATCAGGGGGACTTTACGTTTGAGGTGCAGCTGCCCTTGGATGGGTGTGCAGAGAACTTGGCGATTTTTGGGGCTCTGCATCGGGCTGAGGTGGGGAAAGTAGGCTTGATAGGCAAGAAATATGACATGCAGTTGATTGCTCCGCCTGTGGACATTCATGGATATGCGCAAATAACCCATATAACGGATGCTGAAGTTAAGGTGCAACTTGTGGCGGGTCGTTCTTCGTTTAGTCATGCTATAGAGGATACTGCGGTATATGTGGATGAAATGGATTTGGGCAATGCTTGGGATATTTTTCCTGATTTTAAAAGCGGGGAAGATAGTTGGGGGCCTGGGGAGACTATAAAAGAACAAACTACAATGTTTTACCACAGTCCAAGAGACAATGATAAGAAGGTGGATGTGGGGAAAATGATGCACGGACGATATGGGGAAACGGACTGTGTGTGTTTCCCTGTATATAGTTTAACAGATGATAAATTTGTAAATCCACATACAACGAGAACTGGGGTTGGTAATAGCGGTGCTGGTACTAGGCAAAAATATAGACTTGCGGGGTATGGAGAGACTGACGAGACGTATGCTAAATTGTATGATACGTTATTGGCTCCTCAACCTTATTTGCTCGATATCATTGGGCGAGTGGTTAAAACTGCGGGGTATGTGATGGGTGATATTCAAGAGTTGGAAGAATCTTGGATGAGCGGTATTTTTATTGCTAATACACGCAGTGTGTTACGACGTAGTGCTGCTTTGCCTCATTGGACCTTATCTGAGTTTATTAAAGAACTTCAGAATTTTTTGGGTGTTGTTTTTGTCGTAGATGGGCAAAAGAGAGTTCATATCAGAACTCGTAGCTCATGGTATAGCGACACGCATGCTGCACAATATCTTAAAGAAGTGACTGATGACCTTAGCACTGATATAGACCATGATGGAAGCAATAAAGGTTCATCGGCGGGTAATGTGGATTATGAATGGCCAAATAGCGATAATATGCTACATCTGCCTGACGAGGTTTGGGAAAATGCTATTATTGTAAGGTGTGCAAACTTTGCAAGTATTCAGAGTTCATTTAATGCGCTTAAACCATCGGAGAGGGAGAGATCACAATACTTGTACATAGACCAAGAGAAGAACTATGTGTATGCAATTTTACATAAGGTGGAGGACCAAAGAACGACATACGTACTGCAACGTGTAGACCAATATGGCGCACTCATACGCAAAAAGGACAAACGCGAGATTGACACAAAGCTTAAGATTGTTCCTGCAAGGATGAAGGTTATGAATGAGACTCGTTCTTATTCAAAAGATAATCCTCCAAGTGTATGGGTAGAGGGTCGCATTGAAACGGGGTTGCCTGTCTTATCTGTGGCAGACACAGCCTTAACCACATTGAACTATTATAGTGTGGACAATGCTATTAACCCCAAGGAAGATGATGCCCCAAAAAACACAGACCAAAGAAAGGATGTTCTTGAGGTGGCATATTTTAGTGGCGATACGTTTTACGGCGGTGATACAGAAATGCCTGTACCCATAGCTGTTCCATTTATAACAAATCCTAAGAATGGTTTTCCTGAATGTCCAACGAAGTTAATTGATCTTTCAGACAGAATTCCCGAAGATGGAGTTTTTACACTTCAATATGCTCGACAGCAATCTATTGGTGAAGGTTTAAATAATGGTGCAGCGATTAACACAGGTGTAGAGCATTTATTCTGCTTTACTGATTCCATTTCTTGCGATCCAACAGATGTTTATATAATTCGTGGACGTAGGTATGCTTGCCATAAGTTAGAGTTTACTATTGACGAATTCGGTGTGCAACCTTTGAAACGTGGGTATTTTTATGAGATAGAATGAGGAGAGGCTCCAGGCTGATGGCTTGGGGCTTTTTTGAAAATAATTTCAAATTTGTTATTATATTTCTTGGTTATTTACAAATTTGTTATTATCTTTGTAGTGTAAATAATAAAAGAAAGGAGGTGTACATGAATGACCAAAGATGAGAGAAAGCTGATGCTTAAGATTTACTCACTAATGCAAATCGTTAGAGAAGAGATTAACGAGTATTACATTATTGAAGAGATCGACCGATTGAGTAAAAAACTCGAGGAAGCATTAGACAAGTAGTAACAAACAATCAAGCCCCGCTAAATACGGGTGGGGCTTATTGTTTAAAAGGTTATTCGTGTACACTCATATATACACACATTATGAAAGAAACAAATGAAAACATGAAGAAGGCTGCTTTGATGAAGCCTGAAACTAAGAATGACGCTGTATGGCTTGCAGGTCTTGAGATTTGCGGATTTATTAACTTTAGTGGTGTGGCTCGAAAATATTTTAACCGCACTGCACAATGGCTCACACAACGCCTTCATGGTAACGAGGTAAATGGTAAACCTGCTATGTTTAAACCTGAGGAGGCTAAGACGTTTGCAAATGCTTTACGCGATATGGCTGCACGACTTGTTGCTGCTGCTGATTGCATAGACCAAGCACCTGACTAATTGTAATGGAATGTTGCGCAAATATGCCGATATTTATTTATACCTCCTTTCTTTTACTTTTCAGTTGGGCTGTAACGGCTGCCCGCGCGTGAATGTCGCCTGTGGCTGATGGGCGCAAAAAAGAAGGCTCCAGGCTTGATGGCTTGGGGCTTTTTTGTTTAATAAGAAATTTATTATTACCTTTGTATTGTCTAACGAAAGGAGGTGTAAATGAATGACTAAGCAAGAAAAGAAGACAGCTGCTCAGGTAATAGTGATGCTCGAAGAGTTGAAACGAATTACTAAGAAGCAAATCGTCAAGGACGAAGCGCAGCGACTAATTGAGGAATTGATTGATTCAATAGAAAATTAACCTCTCACTCCCCACTCTTTGGTTACAGAGTGGGGACAAGTGAGGACTAAATATTTAAGAATATGGAAAAGACCGCATTGGATAAGGCTCGTGCCTTTTTATCTGAGACTAAAGATGGGGCTGTATGGCTCGCAATGGTTGATATTAACGATTTGGTGAATTATTCGGCTATTGCAAGACAGTATTTTAATAAGTCGGGTAATTGGCTGCTTCAACGATTGCATGGGAATGTTGTGAACGGCAAACCTGCTACTTTTAAGCCTCATGAGGCTCGCTTGCTTTCAGATGCTTTGCGCGATATGTCTGCACGGCTTGCTGTTGCTGCTGATCGCATAGATAAAGCTGATGAAGGAGAAAAGGCTGAGGATGCTGTGATTGATTAACATGGTGTAAATGCCGTATTTGTAAAAAGATTTTGCTTAGTCATTCTTTCGTTAGACACTTTTTATCAGCTGGGCTGTAACGGCTGCCCGCATGTGAAAGTCGCCTGTGGCTGATGGGCGCAAAAAAAGAAGGCTCCAGGCTTGACGGCTTGGGGCTTTTTTGTTACTTTTGCTTCATCTTTTTCTAAACATACAACGACGTATATGAAAAAAATTGAAGTTATTATTGAACGTTCTAAAGACCTCTTTACGGCTTATAGCAATAACTGCGAGGGTATTTATGGTGCAGGGAATACGATTGAAGAGGTTAAGGAGGACGTGCGCACATCTATTGAGCAAATTAAAAGGGAAATTCCCGAAGAACGTTGGCCCGATGAAATTAAAGGTGAATATGAATTGAGTTTTAAACTTGATAATGTGTGATTTATTTAAGATTATGTGAAGTTGTGATTGATAGCTAAATTTTAAAGCTACAAGTCTTTGTATAAAATATGGAAGATAAAAAAGTATTTACAGAAATGAAGGAACGCTGCAAGGATATCCTAATGAGTGTTTCATGGTTAGATTTTAGTAATCGTTATTTTAAGCGTTCTTCTTCATGGTTCTACCACAAGATGGATGGAATAGATGGTAATGGCGGTGTCGGTGGGTTTACGCCTGAAGAGAAGGAACACTTTCGTGCTTCTCTTTTAGATTTGGCTAACCGAATACGCGAAACTGCCGAAAAAATATAATTCAGCCAACTTGTTACATCTTTAAGGCGCGGGTGTGTCTGTGGCTGACGGACACACCTTTTCTTAGTCTCTTGCAAGTTTTTGGACATGCGAGAGACTTTTTTATGCTTATAATTGCTTGATTTTCAATTTCAAACAACTATATGCCTAAAGGATAGGTGGAAATGGATTTTGTGAGATATTTATGAGTAACTTTTTTGGAGGGGCTTGAATGTGTTGATTATCAAGAAGTTAGATATTGTTGCAAGATTGGCTTTGGGAGCAGGGGGTCGTGGGTTCGAATCCCGTCGCCCCGACATCATTGAAAACCACTGATTTACAAGCATTTAGCAAGTAAATCGGTGTTTTTCTTTTTTGCTATATACGCAAAAATCACTGCCAAATATTGCCACATTTTGCCAATAAAAGACTATTTTTACCACAAAATCCGTGAGGAATCCGTGAGGAATCCGTGAGATTATGGTAACAATAACAGCGTACTTAGATAACAGAAAGAAATCGAAGACGGAAATGTATAGAATCCGCATTTGCGTTCGTTCAAAAAACACAGCAGGTTACATTCCAACAAATATCCTCATCAAGGAGAAGAATTGGCATGAGGGAAGAATCGTTGGGACAACACAAGACAAGCAGCTAAACAAAATGGTAGTACATGAAATCCAATGGAACAAGGAGGACGTTAAGCCTTTCATCGAAAAGTTCGAAACGTACGAACGTGCATGGAAAGAATTTGAATATCAGTGTGATAAACGCTTTTCATTCGGCATTAGCCCTATCGGGGTTAAGATTTACAAACAAGGAACATTAATCTAAAGGTAATGTGGGGCTAACCACCCCACACTATAAAAATTAAAAGAATTGCCCATGAGGTATACAGCGGTATATCTTGCTTCGAAGCGCACAAGCAGGTTTAGGAGGTTATAGGGCTGACAGCTCGGAAAGACGAGCACTGGCAAGTATAGCAGGTTATTTAAAAAAGAAAATGGTTTGAATGATGGAGAATGGGCGTGAAAGGGCAGATGCGCTTTACTTGAAGGCTTGGCGGACTAAGATGGTGCAGATTTGGCAGGACCGATTGGACTTGCTTGGGGTGCATGATACGGGAGCTTTGAGACGTAGCGTGAAGGCTGGTGAACTGAATTTGCGCGACGCGGAGGCGGATATGGCTTTTAAGTTTTTGGAGTATGGCATTTATGTGGACTTGGGCGTTGGTAATGGTTATCGGCATGGGAATGGTGGTGACTTGGCGTTTTTGGGCAAGGCGTATAGGGCTGAACATCATTTGGGGAAGGCTCGTGAACGTAAGCCGTGGTTTAACAAGTCGTGGTACATCTCGGTGGAGGTGCTGAAGAATAGACTTGCTGAGATTTTGGGGGATGACTTTGCGGGGGCGTTTGACTCGCTGACGGATAAGGAAAGGGGGTGAAGAACTCCCTTTCTTTGTTCTTTTTGGAGTTAACGGTGTTACTTTTGGGAAAAAGGTTTGGATGATTGGATGTGAATGTTTATATTCGCGGTATGAAATGGGTATTAACGATTTAAAATGAATGGTTATGTTTGAACTGATTGGTATTATAATATTTCTTATTATTGCAAACCATTATGGTAAAAAGATTCCTAAAACAGGTAAATATTCAGAAGAAAGACAATTAAAAAAATATTACGAAACGGGTAACAAGCGTTATCTGTATGATCGTGATTATGACTGATTGTTGTTTGTCTTTTTATGAGGTAAAGGTTATGTTGAAAACTTTAAATGAGTGATTATGTTTGAGATTATAGGTACTTTTATAGTTTTGACTATTCTTTTCTTTGTGACAGGTGGGCATAAGAAAAACCCGAACGTTGGTAAATATTCGAGAGAAAGACAAAGGAAAAAATTTCGAGAAACAGGGAATAGACGTTATTTATGCGATCGAGATTTAGACTGATTGTTGTTTGTCTTTATATGGGGCAAAGGTTATGTTTGAACTGCTTGGTTGAAAGTTGAACTAATATTAAATTATATGATATGGAAGGTATAGATATTGCGTATATAGTGGTTTGTGTGGCTTGTTTCTCGGTTATTCTGTATTGTACTTGGAATAGTTCTCCTGCAGAAACGAAAGAACAAAAGAAGCCTAAGGCTCCACAACAAACATTGACACCTGCTGAACGCGAAATGCAAGAACAGACGAAGATGATGCGAAAGATGTATGACTTGATGTGGTGGGAGTTTATGTTTGGAAAGAAAAAACGCTGATGTAGGCAAGATTGTTGTTTGTCTTTTTATGAGGCGTAGGTTATGTTGAAAACTTAAAATGAATGGTTATGTTTGAAATTATTGGTACATTTGTGGTTTTGACTATTCTTTTCTTTGTGACAGGTGGGCATAAGAAAAAAACGAATGTTGGTAAATATTCAGAAGAAAGACAGTATAAAAAATTTCTTGAGACAGGGAATAGAAATTACTTGGTAGATCGAGATTTAGACTGATTGTTGTTTGTCTTTTTATGAGGTGTAGGTTATGCTGAACTGATTGGTTGAATGTTGAACTAATATAAATTATATGATATGGAAGGTATAGATATTGCTTTTATAGTGTTTGCTGTGGTTTGTTTCTCGGTTATTCTGTATTGTACTTGGAATAGTCCTTCTACAGAAACGAAAGAACAAAAGAAGTCTAAGGCTCCACAACAAACATTGACGCCTGCTGAACGCGAAATGCAAGAACAGACGAAGATGATGCGAAGACTTTATTGGCTAATTTTTTGGAATAGTTTAAAAAAGAAATAGCGCTT